GTGGGTTGGCTCGGCATTATGCCAGAGGACGCCATGCGTGGGTTCCGGCGAGGTGTGCCGACTGTCTGGGAGGTTGCAAGTGAGCTTGGCTTTGAGCCAGTTGACAGGTCGAAAGAGTCTGCCATTGCGCTGCTAAAAGACCCGGAAGTAAACATGGGGGTTGCCGCTCCCTACCTGCAAGAGTTAATGAATAAATATCAAGGCAATACGCAAGATGTTTTGACGGCGTATAACGCTGGCCCCGATAAGTATGATCGCTCTGGCCTTGATCCCTCGCGGCTAGATAAGGCGGAGCAAAAAACGTATGCTGAAGATGTTGCCAAGGATTACTTTGATATTTTTGGCACAGCGCTTCCAGAAAACTTAGGTGTGCTTTCGTCTCCTCGTCCAAAGTCTCGCCCGAAAGGATTGTTACAGTAAATGGCAATTACAACTTACGCAGAGCTAAAGTCTAGCATCGCCAACTGGCTTAACCGCGACGATCTTACGGCGGTTATTCCTGATTTTATTAGTTTGGCGGAAGCTGGCATCAATCGTGACTTGCGGCATTACAAGATGGTCAACCGCGTTGATGCTACGCTGGACAGCCGCTATGTGCAGATGCCTGCTGATTGGATTGAGACTGTACGCTTTGGCATTACATCCGGCACAACGTATCGCCTTGAGTTAATTTCGCGTGATGACATGCTTGAGTATCGTGAGCGCAATTCTGACATTGCGGGTCGTCCGCGTTTTTACGCAAACATTGGCGATACGATTGAGGTGTTCCCAACGCCCGATGGCGAGTACACGATGCAGCTTCAGTATTACGCAAAGACCCCTGAGTTGAGCGACAGCAATGCTGACAACTGGCTGCTGCGCGATGCGCCTGACGTTTACTTGTATGGCGCGTTAATTCAGTCTGCGCCTTACTTGAATGACGACGCCCGCGCTGAGACTTGGGCTGCGCTTTATTCAGCTGCAATGCAATCGCTGCAAAGGGCGTCAGATGACACTCGCTTTGCTGGCTCTGGCCTGCGTATGCGCGTGACTAGCTATTAAACTGAAACTGGTGTATAACGGCCACAGATATATCTAACGGAGAAATCCATGTCTTTAACAAATGCTTTTGAGACAAGTACACTTCAGTATTTGTTGACAACTGGTAGCGTAACCCGCCCGACAGCTTGGTATGTCGGCTTGTTTACATCTGACCCAACTGACACTGGCACTGCTGGCACTGAGGTGTCTGGCTCTGGTTATGCCCGCGTTTCGGCTACATTCAGCGTCACTGGCGACACGGCGTCGAACACAGCGTCGATTGAGTTCCCAGCAGCCAGCGGTGGCAACTGGGGTACGGTGGGTTGGATTGGTATCATGGATGCGTCTTCTGGCGGTAACATGATTATTCACTCTGCGCTCGACACTGCCAAAGCTATCAATGATGGCGATGTGTTCCGCATCCCAACTGGCGACCTTGATATTACGGCAAGCTAATGGCCTTGCGCTCCACATATAACTCAGGGGTTTTCAACTCTGGGTTATACGGCGAGCCTGAGACGACGCAGGGCGCTGTTTCTGCGTCTATTGGCGTTTCTGCATCTGCGTCTGCTGTTACGATTGTTGACGCGTCATCGTCTGCGTCCATTGCGTTTGTTGCGTCACAGCCCACGGGTGTTCGCATTGTTGACGGTGCAGCCAGCATAAGTCTTGGCGGCATTGCAAACGTATCCGCCATCACTTATGAGGTTATCCCCGGCTTCCGTCCGGGTTATGGCTTAAACACTTACGGCTCTTATATTTACGGTGAAAACCGCAGTACGGAAGATGCCAGCGCAACTGCTAGTATTGCGTTTTCTGTGAGCGTTGCTGGCGGGATTACGCGCAATGTTTCGTCCTCAACAGCAATTGCGTTTACGACGACGGCGCGTGGCGTTTATGACGTAGTTGGCTCATCTACTGCTGCTATTTCAATTTCTTCCGATATAGGGTATATCAGGATAAGAAATGTTGCGGTTTCCGACAATATTGCGTTTACGCCTGTTGTGAATGCTAGGTATAAGTGGGAAGACGCACCCGACCCGACAACCATATGGACAGACGCATCTGATCCATCAACGACTTGGACAGAAGCAGACTACTTAGAGAGGGCCGCATAATGCCTACGACAACGACAAATTATTCTTGGAATAAGCCAACCGTAGGCGGCGACGAAGACGCTTGGGGTGGTTATCTAAACGGCAACTGGGACAGCTTAGACACGCTGCTTGGCGGTGTTAGCAATGCAGAGCTAAGCATCCTTGATGGCGCGACTGTTACAACTGCTGAGCTGAATTACGTTGACGGCGTTACCTCTGCAATTCAAACCCAGATTGATGCCAAAATGGGTGCAACCTACACGGGCGATGTGGATATTACTGGCGAGCTTATAGCCGACAGCTACAACGAGACCTACGCAGCGGTCACATCAACCAGCAACGCCACAACGGTCAACTGCGAGAACGCCAACAGCTTCAGCCATACGCTGACAGAGAATACTACGTTCACGTTCAGCAACCCACCTGCAAGCGGTACGTCCTACACGTTCAGCATTGAGATCATCCAAGATGCTTCAGCTAGTGGCTTTACAGTTTCATGGCCTTCAAGTGTTGACTGGCCTGCTGCTACTGCTCCAACTCTGACAGCTACAGCTAGTGCGAAGGACATCTTCGTGTTCACTACTCGTGACTCGGGTACAACGTGGTATGGATTCACAGCTGGTCAGGCTCTAGCATAAGGAGCTACAATAATGGCGACTAAGAAAAAGATGCTACAGGCTGCGGCTGGTAATGCTGGTGGCGGTGGTCCCCTGAACGTAGAAGATGTGTTCAGCACTTATTTGTATACTGGTACAGGTTCAGCACAAACGATTACCAACGGTATTGACCTTGATGGCGAAGGTGGTTTGGTTTGGACGAAAACTAGAAGTGTAGGTGATAATCACAGGCTTGCAGACACTGAACGTGGTGCTGGCAATGGATTATTCACGGACCTTACAAGCGCAGAAAGTAGCACTGCAACTTGTGGTGTAGATGCTTTTTATTCTGACGGTTATTTATCAGACTACTCTGATTCTTACTTTAACGGTGAAGAAATCGCCTCTTGGACATTCCGCAAAGCCCCTAAGTTCTTTGATGTGGTGACTTACACTGGGACGGGAGGAGCTACGACTGTAGCTCATAACCTTGGCACGACTGTCGGCAGTCTTATTATCAAGCGTACCGATACTGCACAAAACTGGTATGTTTATCACCGTGGTGTAAACTTTGGTGCCACACAGTTTCCGCTTTTGTTGCTTAACACAACTGCTGCGGCTTCAGGCAACAAGGAATTGATTAACAGCACAGAACCTACCGATGCGGTTTTTTCTGTTGCAAGCGACCTTAATACATCTGGCGGAACCTACGTCGCCTACCTCTTCGCCCACAACGATGGTGACGGTGGGTTCGGTGGCGAAGCTGATGCTGATATTATCAAGTGTGGGAGTTATAGTCAGTCTAGTGCATCAGACGTAGATGTAGACCTTGGCTTTGAGCCTCAGTTTGTAATCGTAAAGCGATCTGACGATACATCTCAATGGTATATTTTAGACGAGATGAGGGGGTTTCTAGCTGGCAGTAACTCAACTAGCTCACGAACATTATATGCTAACTTAACCAATGCTGAAGCTGATTTTACTATCCAAAAGACAGCAACTGGATTTACTTGGCCCTCTGGTCAATACGGTTCTGGGACACAAGAATACATCTACATCGCCATTCGCCGTGGTACTAAAGTGCCTGAGAGTGCGACTGAGGTGTTTGATGTTTATGCTGGCTCTGATGCTTACCCGACAGTTATAACCACAGGTTTTACGGTTGATTCTCTGCTTGGTGCTTTAAGGTCTGGAAACTCTAATAACTTTATATCTGGCTCACGTTTAACAGGCAGTAAATCTTTAATAACAAGTTCTACAGCCGCTGAAGGTAATGGCTTATTTTCTGGCACAACCAACGCTTGCTTTATGAGAAACGATGGCATTCTTCCCTCTACATTTGGCTCGAGTAATACTGTTTACTACTCTTGGAAACGTGCGCCGGGCTATTTCGATGCGGTCGCTTTCAGCGGTGACGGAGTTGCAGGACGTACTGTAAGCCATAATCTTGGTGTTGCACCTGAGATGATCTTGATAAAGATGCGTAGTAATATAGAAGATTGGGCTGCTGGGGTTAATTTTACCGACACAAATTTCAATTCACTTAAACTAAACTCCTCTAACGGTGCGACAACACAAAACTACGCCAGCCTCTACAATTACTTTGATGGGCAGCCCACCGAAAGCAATATTACACTAAGTCTAGTCAGTGTTGTAAATGGCTCTGGTGAAGACTACATCGCTTACCTCTTCGCAAGCCTTGCTGGTGTGTCTAAGGTGGGGAGTTATACGGGTAATGGGACAAGCCAGACTATCGACTGTGGCTTTAGTAGTGGTGCTAGGTTTATCCTAGTGAAACGTACAGACAGCACAGGTGACTGGTATGTTTGGGACACTGAACGTGGTATTGTTGCAGGCAATGATCCATACCTTGAGTTGAACACGACAGATGCAGAAGTGACTAGCACGGACTGGGTTGACCCAGACAACAGTGGCTTCATCGTAAACGGCACGACAATCAATGCTTCGTCTGCTGAATACATTTTTTATGCGGTGAGTTGAGCATGGCGCATTGTGAATACAGAAAAGCCTACACTCAGCACAAATCTAACGCTAAACGGCGTGGCGTAGAAATGCGCATGAAGTTTGACGATTGGAAGGGCGTCTGGGTGCAGTCTGGCTTATGGGATCAGCGTGGGCGTGGCGCAGCTAAATACTGCATGTGCCGCCACAATGATGAAGGCCACTATGAAGTAGGTAATGTGTTCATCGCAACCAACAGCAAAAATCTGCATGACGGCAACATTGGAAAAGTATTGTCTAATGAAACAAAAGCCAAGATTGCGGAAGCTAAGATAGGCAAAGAACGTGTTGACCTGCAAGGCGATAGCAACCCTATGCACCACCCAGAGGCTAAAGCTAAAATCTCTGCGGCAGCTGGCGGCTCCAACAACTACAGAGCCAAGCGGGTCGTCTCGCCTTTTGGCGAATATGGGTCAACAACAGAAGCCGCAAAGGATTTGGACATTCCAGCGGTTACAATTCAATGGCGTTGTCGGCATAATAAAGCTGGCTGGTCATACGCATAATCAACTGACACAGGAGAATATCAATCATGAGTGCAGTAAAAGACATAACAGGGCAACGGTTTGGGAGCTTAACAGTTTCCAAGCGCCATGGCTCTGTGAACGGTCGTGCTTCATGGCTGTGCCAGTGTGATTGCGGTTCAGAGTATGTAGGTTCTGGCAAAGAGATACGTGCTGGAAAAATAACCTCCTGCGGCTGTGGGGCAACTAAACATAGCCGTAGGACTACGCATGGTAAATCAAAGTCTAAGATTTACTCTGTGTGGAACAGTATGAAACTGCGATGCGAGAACCCTTCCGACGCATCCTATCAATGGTATGGTGCAAGAGGTGTCACGGTATCAGGTGAATGGTCTAAGTCGTTTGATGTTTTCTACGCTGATATGGGTGATGCGCCAGAAGGATGCTCACTAGATCGCATTGATGTTGATGGGCCTTACTCTAAAGAAAATTGTAAGTGGGCGACAACAGCGGAACAGTCACGCAACCGTAGGAATAACAGAAACATCACGATTGATGGTGTAACCAAGATTATGTCAGATTGGTGTAGTGAGAATGGTATTGATCCAAGTGCTGCATTAAAGCGAATTAAAAGCGGTTGGGATGCTCAAGTAGCAGTTAGTCAACCAACCAATCATCAAGCCTAAAGGAGAATACTATGGGCGAATATCGTAATAGAACTACTGGCGTTGTGATGACGCAAGGTCAGATCAGGGCAGCTAACCCCAACACTTCCCTGCCTCGTGTATGGAAAGCAGCCACACTGGATGCACTGGACCTTGACCCTGTACTACGCAGCCCAGCGGCTACTGTAGGTCAGTATCAAACGTCTGCCCGTGATGGCGTTGAGCAAGACGCTAACGGTAACTGGGTGGAGAAGTACGTTGCCCGTGATATGTTTGCAGACACCACTGAGACTGATGACGATGGCAACGTGGTGACAACTACTAAGGCTCAACATGAAGCTGCGTATCAGGCCACGCTGGATGCCAAGACTGCCACAGCTAACCGCACCAAGCGCGATGGCTTGCTGGCTGATACTGATTATTTTGCGTTGACTGATGTTACGATGGACGCTCCTATGACAACCTATCGTCAGGCTTTGCGTGACATTACTACGCACGCTAACTGGCCCAACTTGGCTGATGCTGACTGGCCGACGAAACCTTAATGGGGGAGAAGGCACATGCCGTTAATTCCTCTCAACATACCAGCAGGCCAGTACCGCAACGGCACTGAGTATCAATCTCAGGGCCGTTGGCGCGATGCAAACTTAATCCGTTGGCATGAGGGTGCTTTGCGCCCAGTCGGCGGCTGGCGTCAGCGCGGAAGCGTTGATTTGGATGGCGTAGCCCGCACAATGATTGCGTGGGAAGACAACAGCGGTGGCCGACGTGTCGCGTTTGGAACGTACAATAAGTTGTACGCCATGACATCTGGCAACGCTGTTAGCGACATTACGCCCGCTGGCTTTACCGCTGGTCGCGTTGATGCCACATCCTTTACCAGCTACGGCGGCGGCGTTTACGGAAGTAGCCTTTACGGTTTACCCTCAGAGGACTCCGGCACTATTTTCCCGGCGACCACATGGAGCTTGGAGAACTGGGGTGAATACTTGCTCGGCATGACATCTGATGACGGCAAGATTTATGAGTGGCAGCTTAACGGCGGAACACCAGCCGCAGTTTTGTCAAATGCGCCTGTAGATTGTTCCGGCATGATGGTGACTGAAGAGCGCTTTGTTTTTGCTTTTGGTGCGGGCGGCAACCCTCGCAAGATTGCATGGTCTGACCGTGAGGATAACAACACTTGGACCCCAGCGGCGACCAATGAGGCTGGTGACATTGAAATCCAAACCAACGGCACAATCCTCAAGGGTTTGCGCACGCGCGGGCAGTCATTGATCCTAACCGACCAAGACGCCCACACAGCTACATACAGCGGCCCTCCATTCGTTTATGGCTTTGAGCGTGTAGGTACATCGTGCGGCTTGATTGCGGCCAACGCAGCTGCGTCAATCGACGAGGGCGTAGTGTGGATGGGCCAGCGCTCATTTTTTATCTATGCTGGCGGCTCTGTGCGTGACTTGCCATGCGAGGTTGCGGATTACGTTTTCAGCGACATGAACAACGACCAGCGGTCAAAGGTTCACGCCGTAGTTAACAGCCGCTTCAACGAAATCTGGTGGTTTTATCCAAGCGCTACCTCCACAGAGTGCGACAGCTACGTTGCATTTGACTACGCAGAAAACATTTGGACCACTGGCACGATTGACCGCACAGCTGGCGTTGATCGTGGCGTATTCCGCCAGCCATTCTGGATTGCTGCCGATGGTGTTTTGTATGAGCAAGAGATTGGCTTTGATTACGGCGGCCAAGCCCCATTTGCCGAGACAGGCCCAATTGCGCTTGGTGTAGGCGAGAACGTGATGGCTGTGCGCGGCATGATCCCAGACGAGAATACGCTGGGTGACGTTAATGCCACATTTAAGACACGTTTCTATCCGACAGATACTGAGCGTGATTACGGCCCGTATAACATGGCTAACCCAACAAGCCTGCGGTTTACTGGGCGTCAGATCAGAATGCGCGTCACAGGCAATACTGACTCTGATTGGCGCGTTGGCATCATGCGGCTTGACGCGGTAGCGGGCGGACGCAGATGAGCCGGATACTCCCTCCCATTACGGTCAATATAAACCAGTGGGCCGAGAATATGCGGCGTTACTTGGGCCGAGCTTTGGATCAGCTTGGCTTTAAGGAAACGTATTCATCGGCGTCCGAGAATGGTGTGATGCTGTGGGATAATGCTCTTGGCTACCCAGTGGTCAGCAAAAACGGCGAGTGGCGTCAGATCGTGTTGGAGGATGGCCATTATGCTGGTGGCGTCGCAACGGATCAGACTGCTGCATCTACAAACA